ATGAATTATATCCTCCTAGTTTATGAACATAGTCTCTAGGCCGCCGACTGTATGCGTCTATGTTCTAATTAATTATACAGTAAGTTATTTATATAGTAGATTTAAATAAAGCGCAAGAGAGCCTATAATGTGGATTGATTTTTTCCAACGATGTAGCTTTTTTATTAAGTAGCTACAGAAACTTGAGGAGCTGCATCATCAATCTTATTCTGAAGATGTGCTTTTTTAGCTTCAGCTGTTCTTATATGGCTAAGAACTTCTCTAACTTTTCTATCTATCTTAACCATGTTGAGAGTATATCTACCCTCTTTCAGATGCTCCTGCTCCCATTCTAGATCCAGCACTCTCTTTTGAGAGTATAGATTTTCTAGGTGTTGCATTATCGCCTCCATTAATAACCTCCTCGTAGGTTATTCTATTTACTCTTGGATCATGCATTTCTCCAAGATATTCCCATTTTATATCACCTTTTCCTAGTTTGTCAATGATAGCGTTTTCTATGTCTATTGGGGTCTCAATGCATTCAATAATAAAATCAGCATAATGTTGATATGCAGATATTTGAACTCTAAATTGTTTAGGGTGCATTTTTTCTTTCTATTATTAAAATGAGGCGGGATTGTGTCCCGCCTCAAAATTTTGGTTATTACGCACCTTCTACACCGAAGATACCTCTAGGGTCTGATACTCCAAATGAGTATCTTTCTCTAGCTTTGTATCTTACGTTGCCAGTGTCGAAATCACCTTCCATTGCAGTTGTTAATGGAGCTCTTGTGAACATTTTCATACCATTTGGTACGTCTGTAATGATGTAAAACGAATCAGAATCAGTTAGGTAATTATTCACTCTATAACCTTGAGGAATCATACCCATTGATACGATTGAATTAATATCATTGTCAGCTGTTCCAGTTCTACCTTGAGACTTCATAAGTCTCTCAGCTGTAAACTGATTCTCCTGAGGAACAATCATTTTTATTCCTCTAGCTGCAATTTTAAGACCTCTTTCGTCAGTCATCTTACCGATATCGATAAGTGATTGCTCTAACGAAGTTTCGTTAAGATCTGCCTGCGTAGTCAAGGTATTTTGGAAAGTACCTGCTATTGTAGGGTGAGATGTGTTGAACAAGCTTACGCCGTCTCCTGAATCAAATGTATCAGTTGATGGTAAACCGTTGATTAAAGGCTCAACAGATTTTACTTGTTTCGCATTGCTCATAGATCTTGCTAAAGCTTTTGTATATCTAGCAGCGAGTCTATCATAAAGATTGTCTTCGATAGCCTCTTCTGTGATTGCAAATGCTAGAGCTACGGTCTCGTGAGTGTATCTCGCTGTAAAAGTTTCTTGTGCATCATCAAATGATACTCCAGCACCTTCTGCTTTTACTTGCGCTCTTCCGAAACCAGATAACATAACTTCCTCTTCGAAAGCTCTGTCACTGTTCTCGCTAGTATAAATCTCAGCATGCTGATTTTCATACCTTTTGTATTCCAGGCCAAATAGTGCATTTAAACCTGGCTCTAGTTCTTTGACTAGCTGTGATCGTGATATAGCCATAATTTATCTCCTATTCTCCTAGTATAATTTAGCGTCTTTTGCTATTGTTACTATGATATTAGCACCAGCTGAAGCTAGATCCTCATTTTTTGGATCCTCAGCCGATCTTACAACAGTAAACATTTTGTTTACGTTTGCAGAATCTATATCTAGTGTCACAACAGATTGACCATCTTTCGATGTTCCACCGTTGTTGTTACAGTTAAAAGTAGTACCATGATTAGCTTGAGTTACTGCTGCATCCGCTTTAACCATATATTCTTGGTTTGGATCATCATTAACAAAAGCAAAACCATTTGTGCTACCCGTGTTTGGATTAGTTCCAAATGCTTGAGAAGCTGCAACACTGTTTGCAAAAGTTGGTTTCTTAGTTGTGCTATCTATAAAGAAAAAGCCGTTAAGAACTCCAACCAATTTAGCATGACCAGTGTTAGTGTAGCTTGCTCCGCCAGTTCCGCCATCGTCAGTAGTCGCAAAACTTGCGTCCTGAATGAAACCTTGATTACCAGCATCTTGAATAGATGCAGGGTCATTTTTCATCAGAGCAACACCTGGAGCCGTTTGAAGTTGGTACTTAGATTGACCTTGAATGCTAGGTGTATTACCTAGTCTCATAGCCGCTCTAAAACCAAATCCAGTAGTTGACTCATTTGCCATAGTTGTTTTCTCCTATTAAAGTTAATCCGATGATTAAGAAATAGTTAAAAAATTATTTCTTTGTACCACCGAAGGTTACACGAGACTGCCTGTCAACATTGATAGGCATCCTCTGGTCTTGCTCCTTCATAAGATCGTTTTCAACTGCATCGCTTCTCTCTTCATGACGTCTTGTCATGTAGGCTTGTCTTTGCTTCGCAATCTCGATAGGCACCTTCGCAAGTAGAAGGCCACCAACCCCAACTACCCCCTTGTATTTACCGTCTTCGATAACTGGATAATCAGATGCGTTTTCGATTTCTTCAGATCTAACAAGTTCATAACCTTCTCTAATTCGTCCAGTTACATTTTTAGTATCTTGAAAACCGACACTCTCTGCTCTTATCCATCTGTACCTGAATCCATCAGGTGCAGGGGGTGCATCTAGAGATGATGGTGGAACCCACACTTTAGGTCTTTCAGACTTTTCTCGTGTTTGGTTCGCACGTGAAGTATTTTTTTGCTTTTCCATTTTACGCTCCTCCCGTGTTTTTTAGTTGTTTTGCGTACTCTTCAAGTGGCACTCCTAATTTTTTAGCTATTGCTACTTGTGATGAAGTGAGTCTCACAGTTTTGCGTCCTGGTTTTACGCTTCTATTTGCTGATGCAACCGTTTGCACGGGAGCGGACGTTTTCTCTGCCTCATTATTACCAAATTTAGATGGAAAGTCAACTTTCATTCTTCGATCTATCTCCTGATAATATTCATCAGAAGTTGTATCGTAACCTTCATTTTCTAAATCTTTATGGTGTTCAATAGCTGTGTTAGTCATAGCTCTGTTAGCACCAAACCAAGTATTTTTAGCTGCCCATGCTTCTGCTTTAGGGTCAGGCATTGGCGTGCTTGTAGGTTGAGACTGTGGTGCAGATTGAACTGGCTCTTCAATCTTAGCCTGTTCTCTGCTTTGTTTTACTTGTTTGATCCTAGCATTTTCGAAAGATAACTCTGCTATTCGTTTGTTAGCAGCTATCTGACCTTTTGCGTCGGACGCCTCGATAGCAGCAGCTAGTTCTCTTTCTGCAGCTTCTAACCCAGCACTAATATTTTTTTCAAATCTATCTAGGTTATCTAAGTCTGTTTTTTTGAAACGAGTTTCTGCCTCTTTTCTTTTTTCTTCAACAGCCTTTGCATACTCAAGAGCAGCCTGTTCTCTTCTCTCTGCTTCTCTCATTTTACGAGTTAGTTTAGCAATACGTGCTTGCACGCCTTTGCTATACTCCTCTAATTTATCGTCTTCCTTTTTTACTTCTTCTTGTTTCGTTGTTTCTTGTTCCTTTTGAACATCCAACTGCTCATCAGATTTCTCAGATGTGTCAGTGGGCTTATTATTGTTTTCAGTAGTTTCACTTGATACCTCCACTTCATTTTCAAATGTTTTATCCTCTGGCAAATCAATCTCTGCACCAGGACCTGACGTATCAATAGGTACTGTCTTTTTTTCTTCTTCTGGCATAGTTATCCTCCTATGTTAAAACTCATGCAAGATGTCCTCTGGACTATCAATTGTTGCTAACACTTCATCGTCGTTTAGCAGACGCATTTCCCCACCATCTATTTTGATTCGGCTACCTGCATATCTTGCAAACATAACCCAATCTTTTTCTTTGCACCATGGACCTTCAGGATACCTCTCTTTATCCTTATAACACTGTGAACCCATGGCCATCACTAAACCAACTTGTGAAGCAACTTGTTGTCTCTCTAAAGTTGTTTCAGCTAAATGTATTCCACCTTTAGTTGTTTCTTTCATTTTGAAAGGTAAAACTAAAAGTCTCCAACCTGTTGGTTTTGGTAATTTTGGTTCTTCTTTTTTTGACTCAACCCCTACTAATTTTTTTTCTGGTACTTTAATTTTTTGACTTGGGGTCAATATTGATGACTGTTCCTTTTCCATTTTGCTCCTTATCTTCTAGCAGGTTAGAGAGTTCCTGTAGTGTTGCCTCTATGGCAGCTATTTGCCCTACTATATATCTATATTTTTCCATATTGTCAATACTGCCTGACGTTATTGATATAGATAAAGCATCGGCTCTTGTTTTTAAAAACTTAATTAGTCTTGTTATGACGGTTTCTAATTGCATTTTTACCTTTCTTAAAAATTGCAGCGACTTTATTTTTACCCATAACCTTGGCTCGCTGTTCTCCAACAGTTAAAATTTGAATTTTCCTAGCAAACGGTTTAGAGATTTTTTTAACTTTCGCCACCGTTTTACGTGCATCTGTCGGCGTTGCGAACTTAATCCTAACAGTGTCACGAGGGTTTTCGTCTGTATAAAGTCTCCTACCATATTTTTTGCCAGGATGTTTTCCTGTTCCTTTTTTAGGGTCTGCCATTTAACATTTCCATCTTCTGCGTGCCTGTCTTAGTCTTGAGTTAGGATCTCTCGCAGCTTTAGGAAACTTTTTCATTTGACCTGCGCTTCTTGCGCAAAATGATTTACGTCGTTTAGCAGCTTTAGATCCTGGTTTGACTTTGCCAGTGACCGCTGTTTTTAGTTTAGAGCCAGGATTTAATCTTCTATAGGCTTTGACCCCAGCTTCTGTCATGCCTGCTCCAGACTTTGTAGGTCTAAAGTTTTTTTTATTTCTAGGTGGCATACCACCTTTTGCAAGTTTTGGTCTTACTTGGAAGTCTGTTCTCATACCATTCCTCCAAATCCCATTTTTTTTCTTTTAGCAAATGTTGGAACATTAGTTGGTTTACCACCAACACCTTGAGCCACTGCTCTTTTTCTAGAAACTGCTGATCGTCTTTGTCCTTCTGTCATACGTCTTGCTTTTGCAAGTGGGACACATTTTGGATACTTACGTTTTGCATCTGCTTTCTGTTTTGATCTTCCACATTTTGAGAAAGACCCATCTTTCTTCTTGCTACCAATGTCTACCCATTGTTGCTTGAACCACTTATCAAGGCCATTCTTAGCCATTACGAATTCTTTCCAATAGCCTCTCTGTTCATACCTCTTTTACAGAGTCCACCACCTTTTAAACCTTGCCTTTTTAATCTTGCAGTTGCTTCCATTAATCCACCTTTAGCTTTTTTACCTCTAAAATCTTTTCTCTTTACACCAGACGGATCTTTAATTTTACCCGCACAAATTTTACTAGCATAGGCGTTAGCATATGCACTGGGATATACGGCGAATTTTCTCTTCGCTGCGGCTTTACCTCTAGGACAAAGTTTAGTCATTATTTTTTCTTAGCCATTTTCTTTTTCATGAAAGCTTTAAGACCAGGATTTAATTTTGCTATTCCACCTTTTTTCATAGCAGCTTTTCCAAGATCTTTTGCACCCTTACCATCAGCAGCAAAGAACGGAACTTTTTTTCCACCCTTCATTACCATTTTAAGTTTGCCACCTTCTTTCATCATAGGTCGCTTCATCATCATTCCGCCACCCATTTTTTTAGCTCTGCCACCCATCTTGTATCCTTTAGGTGATACTTGTTTGTTGTATAGTCTATTTGCCATTATTTTTTTCCTCCGTTTCTAAAAATTTGTGTTCCCTTTATACCATATATGCTCGCAACCACAAGGATCCAAAGGTTTGTGAACCATGACGGCAGCTGCGAGAACATTTCGAAGAACAATTTTACTTTGTCCATAGCAGTTGGGTCATCCGATATAACAGCGTATGCGAGCACCAACACGGGCAAACTGAGAATTATCAAAACTGCTTCGTCCTTCCAGTCTGATTGTCGGGCCTCTAACAATTTTCCCTGGTAAGCTTCCTCACCTCGGGCCATACGATCAGCATGTAAGAGTTGTGCCTCTGACATTGCCATTTTCGTCTTCTGCTTGTTAGCGTAAATTTTACTTCCTGCAGAGACGGCTAATTTTATTGCCGATAACCACATGAATTAGTACGCTTTTGAGTTTCTTCTTTTTTCTGGTAACATTCTTTTCTGACCACCAACCGGCATCTCAGGTTTTCCTGTACCAATATAATTAAAAGCCTTATCAGCAGTTGTTTTAGATCTAGGATCTATCTCAACTTGTTGTTCGCCGACTTGTACTGGCTTTA